TGCTGGCATGGCTGCGCTGAGCGTATTTGACACCTGCTCAAAGCCAGCTGATTTTAGTAGCTCAGGCGCGATACTCACCACTTGACTTAAGTCGCCATCGATGACGCCTGCCAAGTCAAGTTGAGACAAAGCAGGGATATGTTGTGCTAAAGATTGCTGAACCGATGATAAATCAACCGCTTTAAGTAACTCAGGTGCTGCACTTTGTAATGTACTTAAATCACCCTGCATCACCGCCGCAATATCAACTTGTTCAAGCGCTGGCAATGCCTGCTCTAAAGTTTGCGCAGCACTGGACATATCTAGTGCATTGAGTACTTCAGGTGCCGCATCAACTAAGCTAGATAAGTCACCATTGAGTAGCTCTTTAACATTAAGCGCTTCAACGACAGGCAATGCACCTTCGAGTGTTTTAGCTGCTTCTGATAAATCAAACGCATTCAACAGCTCTGGCGCTGCACTTGCTAAGCTTGTTATATCGCCCTCAAAAACCTCTTTGAAATTCACCGAGGAAATAGCAGGCAACGTTTGCTTAACCACATCACTGGCTTTATCAAAACCAAACGTTTCCAGTACCTGCGGGGCGCTTTGGATCAGCGTATTTAAATCTTCATTGAAGGTCGCACTGCTGGTGCCTTGCGCTATGCCCTGCGTGGCACTGATGATATCGCTACCCATTTGCGCAATACCCAGTGCATCAACCATAACGGGTGCAGCTTGGCGCAATGCATCAAGTTGCAAATCTAAGGTATTTTGCACATCCGCATTTTGTACTTGCGCGGTTGCAGTGGCTAAAGACTCACTCAATGCGTTAATAGGTAAGCCATCATAAAGCTGTGGCAGTGCAGCCTGTAGCTGTGAAAGCTCATTGCTAGCTGCTGTTTGCAATTGCTGAAAATCTAACGCCGACACTTGCTCTGCCAGTGATTTAATGGCACCGCTTAACCCTGTGCCATCACCAATTTTGGCATCCACTTGCGCTTTCAGTGTCTCGGCTTGTTGCTCATCTTGAGCCCCTTGCAGCATCTGTGCACTGTGCGTAACCGCATTATTTGACTTTGCTTGTGCACTGGAAAATTGCGTCAAATGGGTTGAGATTACCTGACTGGTATTGCCCAGTAATTCATTGACATTAACATTGGCTAATTGCCCTATCACAGCCTCTAATGCGCTGGTATCTAATGGCTTTTTAGCTTTAACCAAATTAGCAAGCAAACTGCCTAATTGAACATTTGGATCAACCTGATCCTGCTTAGGTAGGCGGTACTTTACTTTGTTCTTTGAACGGTCTTTTGCAGACAATCCTTGATGTTTCATAATCATACCTAGGAAGAGAAATAAGCGGGAATGTGTGGATTGCACAGCGCAACGAACGGCACTGTGCCAAGGTTGATAGCTCAAGACCCTAAAACTGCGCTTAAGTCCTTGAGCTATCAAACTTGCGCTGGTGAAAAAAAGGCGGGTTACCCCGCCTCTGTTGCTTCTTTATAATCAACCGCTGCTTCAAACCACTCGATGAGTTCGTCTTCAGTCAGCCCGTTGAGTTCTTGCAAGCCCCACCCTGTGTACTTAGCCAGGGCAATCACCATTGCTTTTAGACGCTTGGGCGGGATACGAGAAAAGCCTGGAGCGCCTCGCGTAACTTAACAAAGTCGCTCCAATCTAGCTCTTCGATGATATCTGGAGACACTTCACACAAATGTGAGAAGTAACGGATTTCACTTTCAGATTCGCTAATATCCGCTTTATCAACCATTAACCGATCGCGCACTTTAGGTCGTCTCATTTTTAGTTCTGCATACTCATGCCCATCGACCGTAACAGGGAAAGTCAGTTTAATGATTTCAGTCATAGATTAAGCTCCGATAGTCTTGCGTAGGTTAGCCATGTGATCAACACCCGCGATTTCGCGGATATCGTTGTACAGGTCAATGTTGTAGATAACTTCGTTGTTCACTTCTAACTTGTACTTTTGAACAGCGTATTGCAGCGTCATTTTCGCTTCTTCGCCGTCTTTCCAGCTGCCCATATCTACTTCTTTGAAGAAGCCATGTAGTGTGACAACGACAGGCTCTGGTGCAGCACCTTGCTTTTGGATCGCACCACGTGCAGTCAGATTAATTGTTCTGCCAGTACCGCCCCAATCACCCAGTAGCTTAAGTACATCTGCGTTGTACTCTAGTAACGTGATTGAACCCTCAAGCTTTTCAAGTTGACCTACATCTAGCTCGATTGGCGCTTGGAAACCTGAAGTCACTTCACGTGTTTTAACTGTGACTTTAGGAAGCGAGATTTCGTCTGCAATGCCAAGGTAACCCTTACCATCTACAAACAGCTTTGATTTCTTTAGGATTTTAGGAGACATTGCCATTATACGATTTCCTCTAGGTAGTTGTTAGTTAAGATGCTCTTGAACGTGATGTGCTCAGCAGGTGTTGGCGGAGTGAAATCAAAGCTAAAGTACACTTTACCCGCTTGGATATTTTCAGGCGTGTTAAGGTCTTCATCAGCCCAGATTTGGCCACCAAGGATAGCGCCTTGCGCTTTTAAGCTATCAAGGTAAGCTTGAACGCTTTCTGTCACATCTTTGATGTAAGTTGACGTGATGTTACGGTCAACAGCCCACATATGTGCACGAAGTAGCGAGTCGTTGATCATATCCGCTGTACGAACAACTGATAGGAAAGCCCACTTAGGGTCTGTCGCGCAAGTGCGGTTACCCCAAAGCTTGAAGCCATTTTGACGGATGATTGTTGCTACTTCATTTTCATTTAACAGGTTTGCACGCGCATTTCTATCGCCAAGTTGGAAATCGATTGCTTGCTGTGTACCAACAATGCCATTCATAGCCGTGTTACTTGGGCTCCACCAGAAACCGCGGTCGTTATCAGACTTTGCAATCATACCCGCAACGCGTGCACTTGCTGGCTCTTCTTCTGGTTGGCCGTTTTTGAACACTTTGACATGCGGGTCAACAACAAAAACACGACGTGAGCCAAAATCACTACGATAAGCAATGGCTTCGGAGTTTGTACCGCTTGGGCCATCCGCAATGATCACAGCGCGAAGACGCTCAGCAATACCTTGCATTTCTGCAACAACTGGGTTTTTCAATGGGTTGTCGTCGCTATCTAATGGGCGTTGATGAGTGTAACCAGTCGCAACGAGTATACGAGGAGAGAAACCTAGTTCTGATTCTGCACCTAGGAAAGCGTGAACGCCTTCAAATTCGCCTTGAGCATTAACACCACCAACCATGTTAGACATCACAGTCGCGTCATTAGCATCATCTGCTACACGCACCACCACAATGGCAGCACCTGCTTGGTCAAAAATACCGTCAATCGCAGCAAATAAAGAGCCTTTATCTTTATCTAAAATATCTTTGATTGAGTCTTTTGCGTCTTGCTCAAGCTTAGCTAAGATTTCCGCCTTTTCTTGTGCAGTCAAGTCTGAACCTTTCGCAGCCGCAGCTTTGCCTTCAGCCAGTTGTAATGCTTCACTGCCCGCAACAGCCGCCGCCGCAGCATCTTTACGCTCAGTTAGTTTCTGTTGAAACGCTGCTAAATTAGGGTCAATTAGACCAGCAGCATCAGCGCGTTTACCAGCAACAAGAACAGGCTTATTTAGTGGAAATGCATCTTTGTCAGCAAATGGGGCTGTACCAATCAGACCAATTACTGAACTTTTTACTGTTTTAATTGGGCGCGTGCCAGTTTGCGCTTCAATTACTTCTACACCGTGTAGAAATCCCGACATAGATATCTCCTTTAAAGGTATGTCAATTAGCTAATAAAAAAGCCATGTGACCGAGCTTGAAAATTCAAGTCAGTCGCATGGCTTAAGTTGATTAATTTTTTATCTGTACCAATCAGTACAGAATGAAGTTAAGTGTGAAAAGTTGACTGATATGCCAACCTATTTTGAATTAAAGCAGGATCCCTTCTATTGTCACCGGCTCATTGTTAATCAGATAAAGCCCTTCGATGGTGATATCGACTTTTCCCTCACCGGCTGGATGCACAGATACACCTTCTAAACGAAAGCGCGGCTCCCATCTATCTAGCGCATTGGCAATCGACATGGTGATATCACCAACTAGGTTGTGAGAAAACGGTCTATCGACGAGTTCAAATAACCCACAGCCATAATCACGACGCATCACTCGACTACCGAGCGGCGTTGTTACAATGTCGCGAATACTTTGCTTTAAATGCTCAACGCCACCTAACGGCTTACCCGTTTGAGCGTTCATTCCAATCATCATTTATCTCCTACCGTGAAGCTGCCCACACCAACGGCTATTTTACCGCCGCAATCAGTGGGATCCCCCAACCTCGCAATCGCTTTGCCACCTATCGTAAAATTGGGCGCGCCAGCTTGAACAACCTTTCCCGAGTGTTTAACTTTTGGGTCCGGCATGTAAACATGCTCACTCACACTGTCTCCTTCTCGTAGCACATCAATCCCTCCCACTGTAAATTTGGGACCTGATGCTGAAATAACGCCAGGGGCAAACCCTCCGTGAACATCTGTGATAGCACCATCGACAGAAACTGCTGGCATACACTACCCCTCCTGTGCTTTGATTGCTGAACCGTCTAGCTTCATCACTGCACCTGCTTTGACTGTCATGGCCGCAGCCGTTTTAATAGTGGTGTCAGCTTTTGAGTCTAAAGTCATTGCGCCTTGCATAGTCTGTATAGACATATCGCCTTGCTCTGCAATCACATTGGTTCCTTCCTCTTTAGACGTGATATTGACGGATTTCCCTGTCAAATTTAGCGCTTCTGTTGCGGTAATTGAGATGTTTTTCTTACCATTAATATCGGTTTCACCATGCACCAGTACATTGGCATTTTGCTTACATTCGATATTCACTTCGCCACCGGAAAAGATATTGATTTGGGCTGGGTTATCACCTTGTGATTCTGGCACAAAAATATCATAGGCATGTTTTTCTCGGTCATATTGAACGATTGCACCATCTTGGTAGTGTGTGCGCTGGACATGCTCACGAGACTCCGTTGGTACAGCACTTAGGCTTTGTACTAACTCATCACCTGTCGCACTGGTCGCATCCACCACATGGTTCATTTTAAAATGCGGTTGCTCATGACCATTGGCATACAAACTACCCAGTACAATGCCTTGTGCCATATCTCCGCAAGGAGCAAGCACTAACACTTGCTCACCCACTTCTGGAGCTTGCCATGTCATGTCTTGAGCAGCTTGATTGGTCAACCAGGGTAATTTTGCGGTCAACCACTCACCGATACGCACTTTGACCCTCGCCAAATCATAGTCAACTTCTTCAACCGTCCCGATTGAAATTAATTTGGCAAAGCGATGCTGCATGTCAGACACAGCCAGTTCAGACTGCTGTTGATTTGCTAACATAGTCGCTCCTAAGTTGTGGTGGGTGCTTTATTTATCAACTTATATTCTCCCCCTTTGGGCCCCAAATATACTTCGGTAATGGCAGGCCCTGGAGGATCGTCTGGGTATTCCACTTGATAGTAGAAATCCCAATAAAGCTGCGCTTTCGCCAGTGTTGAGCTGACTTGATGACTAAATGATATATCGCTTTTTTGAGCGATAAAGTGCTGCCAATGGATGGGCATTTCGTCCACCATCACAAGTGCCTCACACTGAGTTATCAACTGATCAAGTCTTTGCAGCAGCTGCGCGTTGTCAGCATCTTCCAACTCTATGTCTAGCTGTAACTGCAACACTCGTCTATCGAGTGAGTTTGGACTGAGGTTTTTATTGTACGACGGTCCATATGTAACGCCTTTGTCGGCGCCTTTTGCCTGCAGTTCACTGGCTTGACGTTCGCCGAGCAGCTTGACTGTCAGTTGGGCTTGCTGCGTCAGATCTGGGTAAGGTTGTGCGGCTTTTAAGAGCCCCACATGTGCCACCCCTTGAAGTCCAGATGATAAGCATTCAAGCACCTTATTAATTAAGGTACATCTTTGCATGAGGTTATTTACTCTTTGAAGTTAAGACTTATGATGGTTGTGACTCGAAGGAAAAGGCGAGTCGAGATGGACGAAATGCCCAAATTTAAGATAATTAGTCTAAAGTAGGCCAAACGACTTCTGAAGGCGATGGAAAATGAGTCGGTAAATCTCGCAGTGCTTGTCGATAATCACTGAGCTCAGTGGGCACTGATTGCGTATTTTCCAGTGCGCGTAATACCAGTAAATCAGACTCTACCAGCAAGTTGTCACGTTTAGACCTCACCGTGACCCAAGTAATATCTTCACCATGCGGCTCTGTTACTATGTTTTCATAGTCCATGCTTATTGCTCCCAAGAAGGTTGATTATGAGAAACGCGTTGAGCACATGGGCGGCCATTGACCGAGGTATATTCACACGTTGCGGTGAATGCTCGCTCAGAACCACAGTGCGGACGAGTATCAACAAACAAAGAGACACGCCCAATACCATTGCCATATCCTTTGCCAATTTGTCGGAAAAATACCGTGAGTGTTTTGCCCACATCCGCTTTAGTAATATCAATAAATCTAGGCGCTTCACCTGGCTCCGAAATGAATAATTTCAATGCGGTATCGTGCATAATATGCTTCACTTCGATACGCGCAGAGACGCAATCATGAGAAGATGCACCATATATCACTAGGTGATCATAATACGTTGCCATGCCTCTGTGCGACATTACAAAGTCACATTTAAATGTATCACCATCTGAACCAAAAGAGTTGCCAATGTGCTGCGCATCAAACTCAATTAAATTAACGTAGTATGGATCTTTTGGCGCTAAACAGTATCTATAGCTCTCATCAGGGCCATCAGCGGCGGATGTGTAACCTCCAGCTGATAAGTGCTGTTTAAAAGAAAAGCGCTTAGTTAAGCCTTCTTTGTAAACATTAAGCCCATTGATGCTCTCAACCATGCCAGCTTTAAAGTTTTCATACTGTGTATCAAGCTCAGTCGATTTTGAATCTAGAGCTTGATTAATCAGACCCATTTGATTTTGGACGGTATCGCACAATGCGTTCGCACGCGCAGAGACGTTAGTAAGACGTTCTGTGATAGTTAAGTTGTTATCCGACATAATACTCTCTTATTCGAGCCTAAGATGCTTTAAGTACGTCTGGCTTTTGTGGCCAGACTACACTTTCAGGGCTGTTGAATTCTTGTGGAATATTTCTCAAAGCTGCACGATATTCTTGAATCAACTGGGAATCCTCAGCACTGAATGGACTGTCATTCACTTGTGTCCAATCCGATTCTCTCAATAACGAGTTACGAATACTTTTTATTTCTAACCATTGCTTTGCTGTAAACAGTTCATGTTCCGTCATCTTTTATACTCCCAAAATAAAATTATTCGCTGCAACATGCGGCTGAACTTCAGTGATTGGTGCCAAAAAGTAATCCGTACTTGCAATACGCTCTACCACTTGTGTTTCAGACTCAATAACCACCGGCCCTTTACTGTAATGACCATTTAAATAAAACTTATAAGACCAGCCACCACGCAGCCAAATAGAAGACGTATAAGGCGTTGAAGCTGCAGAAATTTTCCCAACAAATGCTCGGCCTGAATAAGAGTGATGAAATTGCTTAGCAAACGTAAAGTCGCCACCATTAGACCAGTTTTGCAATTGCACAAAATAATCTAAAATCCCACCACCCGAAACATCATCATGCACATATCTCTCAACACGTACATCGAGCATTTTGCAATGATAAAGTGTCACTGGATAAAATTTAGAATCATCTAAATGCTTTAAATTGACAGGAACAATGACATCGCCTTTAGATAATGCTTTTTGATAACGATTATCACCCGACTCGATAAAGTCATCCATTTTTCCTTGATATTGGCTAATCGAGCTCGCAGCTTGTGCATCAAACTGTGTCTTTTTAGCTTGCAATGCATCCTGCTCTGCTTTTAATGTATTTTTTATGTTATTGATCTGCGCATCCACGGTGTTGCACAGCTCGTTAGCACGCGTGGCTACTTTTGCTAGGCTCTCTGTAATAGTTGTATGTTCGTTTGACATCAGTCTTCCTTAATTCCTATTGCCCGTTTTCTAAAGCGAGTAATCGTAGTTCTTGTTTTAATTGTCGATGCATTGTGTCTAGCTGCACCAAGGTTAAATCTGCAAGTTCGTTATCAAGCAATACGTTAAAATTATCGATACCCGGCTTCACCTCCACACTATCGGATGGAAGCTGAGCAAGGCTCAAGGTCACACTTTGCAGAATTTTCACATCTGGTGTGCGATAACCTAATGTACGATCTGGCTCAGAATATACGCCCAGTAACACTAAATTTTGGTCACTGCCTACTGGTTCATCGATTTGGATAAACACACCGACTTCACGAATGGCATATTCAGGTGCCGACATGGCTTTATCAAACAGTGCAACCACAGTGACTTGGTGGTTTTCATCTGTTTCGTAATTGTCATCCCGAATTGGCTGAAGCTCTTTAAGATTACGCAGACTCGTTTGAGTTTGCGACGGCGTATAACTTGCGTCACCAAATGCCATATGGCTGATCTGTGCTTTTTTACCATTGGCTTTGGCCGCTAACAAAGCATCTAAGCCAACTTGGGTAAACTGCAGCGTTAATGCAGACATTAAGCAGCTCCTTGTAAGTTAAAATGTTGATAAATAATTTGTCTCGTAACACTGAATAAACCCTCATTCCCAGTGCTGTGAGGAGGTAAAACAGTTTGGCCTGAGATATTTAAATGGTGCGATTGATTCGATTTAGACAGGCCAAATACCCCATAGAGGCCTTTACTATTGCCCGGTTTTATACCGCTCCCCGCAACTTGCCAACTACATAATGTATGAGAATTAGTTGCACCAAATGAATGATATGCCCCACTAGGTTTTGGCGGCTTAACACTTTGGCCTGCTATTGCTAAATGCCTAGCAGAACAACTTGCATTCACAGCAAAAAAACCTGCACCACCGGTATTGCTCGGAGGGACAACTCCCTGACCGGCAATAGCTAAATGTTTGATGCCTCTGCTTTGAGCGGCTCCAAATGCCGCGTTTTTTGCATTGCTTCATTGGGCTTCACACCATTTCCAGTAGGCGCATCCATACGCTGGACTATGGTTGGCGGTAAAGCGCATACCGCGCCTAACTGCTCGCTGTAAGAAAGTCCTAATTGCACATCCACATGAATAGAACCGCGTTTAACTGCTTCAATAATACGGCGCACTCGCTTTAACATTTGGGGGGTCAGCATTCCTTGCTGCTGCTCATCCAAATTACTATTGATAAGTGCCCACACTTGCACAGTGCCTCGGGGCAACGCTTCTAAATTGTTTCCTTGCCACCACTCTTTGATTTCGGTTTTAATATTTAAACTATCGAGCGCTTTTTGCAGCGCGTAAGGCGTGCCTTTCACTTGGTGTACGGCGAATGCGTCATTAATCACTTGGCGCTTTAGGGCTTCGCTCCATGCCTCGTCCCACTCATCCACAGACACGGACCAAGCTAACCAAGGCAGCAACGCCGCAGGGCACAAAAAAGGGTCCCACACACTGGCAAGCAACAAGCGGCTATCATTCAACACACATGCAGATTTTACTTGGCTGCGTTTCACAGCATCAGACTCATCAGACTGCCAGTTTTCAATGCTAAGTTGAGTAGCAAATTCATTGAGCTGTTGAGCATCACAGAATTCAGGGTGATCCACCAGTGTTAACAGTTGCTTAGCACTGCATTGTAATAAGATACTAGGATTCACCAGTACCGCACTGGGTTGCATGCCACACAGCTTTGCTAGCCAAACTAATTGCGCATCACTTCGACTAGACAGTGCTAATAGAGAGAGCAGTAATTGTCGAACAATTTGATGAGACGGAACCTGCTGACTAAGTGCTTTGACTAGCTCACTGGCATTAGTTGGGATCAATTTATCCATAGACATTTTCCATCAATACTGAGATAGACTCGCAATAAGGCGCTTCTGTCGCCTGACAGACAATATCGTCGACTGGCGTCAACAAAGTCACATCCTCTACACCCGATTGATGCAGTGCGGCGTAAATCCCTGCCCGCGTGACTTTTTTACCGAGATAATGTCGTGATTCACAATATGCTTGCACCGCTTGCTCAGCCGCTGAAACAAGCGCATTACCGGAAGGGCCATGTAAAATAGAGAGCTCTGCGTTCACCGAAAATGGTTTTATTTGTGCCTTGTGCACCGTCACTCTATCCCCTAATGGACGCACTTTCGATGCCACTTCGTCGATACCAGCCTGCTCTGTGCCTTGTGCAGAAAAATAGTGCTTTACCTTATTAATCAGCGCATCGTTTGGCTGACCGGCGTCACTGTTACTCAGTATGGTCAATTCTATATCGCAAGGTTCTGGACTACTTACCGCCACATCTTTTACCTGCGGGTCGCATGACATGGAATGATAAATGTATGACTCGCGACTGCCTGCCGTATTAAGGCCATCAAATGCCAATTGTATGCGCTGTCTAAAAGCAGCATCAGACTCACTTGGAGATGCTTTACGTGACAGATTATACCGTGCAGCAATGGCATCTAAATCATGCCCTTGTGCTGATGCCAACATATTACTCTTCACTGCATCATTGAGTTTTTGTTTTTGTAGTACCTTTTGATATGCGAGTGTTTGTAACAGCAAGGCAACAGGATCGCTTTCTAATGAAAGGGCGGCTTGATACTGTGGGTTTTGTAATAAAAATTGGGCTTTGAGCTGCTCATACTCTTGTTCATAATCAAGCGTGTCAATCACGTCTGGAACAGGAACTTTCGATAAGTCTAATTTAGTAAAGCCGCTCATAATATTCCTATCTGCAATAAAAAACCCGTACTCATTCAAGTACGGGTTTTGATTCATGGGATAACTGTGTAAAGCTC